GTACACAAGGCACGCAGATTTAACATTTCCCAACACACATTTAACCGTTGTTAACACACTTTGGCACGCTTTTTGCCTGTGCCACATTTACCATTCTTTAACACATTTAACACACCGCAACTTTTGTTAAACTTTCATAAAAATAATGTTTCACGTGGAACAACCTGTTATTAATGTTTCACGTGAAACGTTTTGTTAAAAAGATTAAAATTTTCAATTTAAGAACTATTAACAAAAATAATTTGGTGGTTTCGTGAAAAAGTTGTATCTTTGCAGCAGAAAATTAAAAGTTAAACATTTAAATTATAAAAATTATGGCAAAGTACAATATTACGGTAAAGGCTAACAGTGACGCACATTGTAACGGTACACGTTTTACAAAAGATATTCCATTTCCATCTACTGTTATAAACGGTAATATGGATGATGTGGTAAACCATATTAATAAAATGCTAACAGGCATTTATAATATGAATAGAATCTCTATACAGGGTGTGCGTTATCCTAAAACTATGTATGCTTATAAAAGCAACATTGCAGATATTTACGCTATCGGTTACGGTTTCGTAACTGTAACTAACATATATAGCGGTGAGTACATCGAAACAGTACGTTATGAGTTTACGGCCGAAAGAATCGGTTAATATTAACAGCCTGTGGGGTAACACTCACAGGCATAAATACATATAATATGGAACATTCATATTTTAGAATCACATTGAAACAAGCCGACAAAGTTACGGTTTTTATGGTTCGTTCTGACAAAGTAAGCGAGTTTTTCAACAACAAAATAGACTATCTTTCGGGGGATTGTTCTATAACTGTTAAAGGTAGATTCCCGACACATAAAGATAGCCGTAAATGGTTTGTAATTTCACCAACAGAAAAGAAATATGAAAAAGATTAAGTATTTTAGTTTGTCTGAGTTCTTAAACTCAGCAACCGCAAAACGTCTTAGAATCGACAACACCCCATCTTTTGAGGTAGTGGATAACTTGAATAAGTTAGCCGAGTATTTGGACGTTATCCGCGAAAAGGTAGGTAAACCGATTCTGATTTCTAGCGGTTTTAGATGTCCTGTGTTAAATAAGGCTGTGGGTGGTGTTTCTAACAGCCAACACCAAAAGGGCTTAGCTGCTGATTTGATTTGTGCAGATATGGAATCTTTGGAAAAGGTTCTGAGAGAAACAGGCGGTTTCGACCAACTTATTAAAGAACACCGCAAAGGCTCTAAAAGTTTTTGGTATCACGTTTCGGTAGCACCACGAAATGGTAAACCACGTCAACAGATTATTATGAACTTAGAAAAGAAATAAGTTATGCGAAAAGGTTTTAAGGTTTTACAGGATTCTATTTCAGTTTCCATTGATAATTTAAAGTTTGTAGCAGAAAACACTACAGGTAATAACGGTTTATTGCTTAACTCTATAATCGATACGCTACAGGCACAGCAGAAAGTAATTGAATATCTTTCTAACTGTTTAGATATAGAAATAAGTACCAAAGAAAGATGTTTCGATTTCCTTTACAAGAAAGGTTTAATGAACGAATTTTACAGCAAATAAAGAAAAAAGGGCGGCATTTATTACCGTCCCTTTTCTTTTATAGATAAACACCGTTTTCAAGTTCTGAAATAATTGTGTTATACTCATCTACTAACAAATTAACCGTGTCCAAATCTACGTTTTCAAACTGTGCATAGCCTGTTACGTCCCCGATTGTTACTGATTCCTGTGTATTGTTCACAGGTTTATTTATTGTAGTGTTCTGCGTGATTATAACATAAGGTTCTAAACCACACAAAATTTGTTCGTCCCATTGTGTACCACCTACAATATTAAGTTCTGTTGTTCCTGTCTTGTAAATAACATCACGTGACAAAGAAAAACTTTCTAACTGAAATACAACACCATCACAGGACAAAAATGCAACCGCATCACCTGTTATAACGTTCACTTTGAAAGATAGGTTTACCGTTTTACCGATATACTTACTATCTACAGCAACAAAGCCACGACACGGAATAAATACCGAAATTTGTGCATTATAGTCTTCCGAATCACCGTTCAAACCTGTTAACGTCACATCGCCGAAGTCTAGCAAAATAACGTCCTTTTCGGGAGTTTGTACCGTTATACCTGTGTTATAGTTACCGCACCGCAAAGAATCTGTACCCGATACAGGAACGTTTGTAAAAATGCGTTTGATACGATTTACATAGATTCCCAAATTAACCTCTTCGTAGATTCCCTGTGTATCGTCTTTTATCTCAAAGAAACGCTGTTTAGAAAATGCGTCCAAATTGTCAAGCGTCACGCAATAAACGTTTATAGCACCGTAATTTCTTCCAACAGGTGCTATTATACTAGCCACCGCTTTAACGCTTATAGACACACAGGAATCGGGCACAGGGAACGAAATTACACCACCTGTAACACTTATGGTAGCATCTTTCGTTCCATCATTCCAAATAAGATTGCAAGAATCTAAATTGTAATTTGTAAGCGGTGTGACAGTCAAATTTAACGTGCTACCTGTCTTAACTGTCTGTGGCTGTGGTGAAACGGTGCAATTTGTCAACGCATACGTAACAGGAACGTCTTTCTGTGGTGTTTCGGGTGTAAACGTACCTGTAATAGTTATGGTTTCGTTTGTGGCAACAGGAACACTAAATGTTGCTATTTTGCCGTTAACGTTCATATTTCCTGTTGTTTCCGTTCCACTTTCGTTTCTGTAAGAAACTACAGGCGCAACAGAGTAACTACCATCTGTGTTACCTGTCAACGTAATATCGAAATTTTCACCGTTTTGCACGTAGGTTGCAGTTGTTCCCGAAACGTGGTTTGTTATTGTTAAATCTTTCGGTTTCGGTGTGAACGTTCCGTTAATTGTTACCTCTTCATTTGTTTTCACAGGCACACTAAATGTCGCTACGTTACCGTTAACGTTCATTGTTCCTCGTGACGCTTCATTGTACTTATTCCTATAAGTAACTACAGGTACAACCGTGAAACTTCCATCTGTGTCACCTGTCAACGTAATATCGAAATTTTCACCGTTTTGCACTGAAACGGCATTTGTACCCGAAACGTTATTTTTAATCGTCAGCGTTTTAACTGTAGGTGTACCGCCACGTGCATTTAAGTAACATTGCATTTCGCCTGTATTGGCTGTACTGAAAGTAAGACGCTTAGAAAAGTATTTGCCATCTGACGAAACACCATCTATATCACCGCTAATAACTTTTGCATCGTCGCTAGCCGAAACACGTGACAGGTTAAGATTCGTTATTTTTGTCGTTCCACTACTCAGACGTGAAATGTAATTGTAATCACCATCATTAGGCAAAAAATAACAACCTTCCACCGCTTTTCCGCAAAAGTGGATAATATTACCGTCTGTGTCGTAATTTGTACTACTCGCTGCTGTAGTAGTACAGTTTGTTAAGTGATAATTTATTTTATAACTTGCCATTACTTATTACCTTTTATAGTTACCATTACAATACTACCTGTTTCGTTCAATAACCCTTTATTCGGGAAATCTAGTTTTCTGATATTAGGGCGAACGTCCACCACGTTTGTACGGTTTGAAAGATATTTGTTACCGTTTTCACTTTTCGTTAACGTTGCAGTACTGTTTAAGATAATATCCTTATAAGTAAACAGAACGTCAACACGCAAACGAACTGTGCAAATATCACCGTCTTGTTGTTTCTCAGAAACGAAATAATAACGGTTCAAACTTTCGATGTAAACGTAATTGAAAGTTACAGGCGTGCGAGTTCTGAAACGTACAACAGGAGTTAAAACGTTAAACGTTGCATTCAATACGCCCGTGTACTCTTCGTTTGCCTGTAAAGTCTTGTTTACTTCGTTTGGTTTGCCGTTGTAAACGAAAGTTTTAATTTTAATCATACCGCAAAAAGTTAAAAAGGGTGTGCCCCTGTGCTATCAACTACAGGAAACACACCCCAACAGTTAAACAACCAAATTAGGCAACAAAGAACACAACAAAGTTTTCGTTTGTGTCGTTGAAGTAACCCGCATCGAATTTGAAGTAATTGTTGAAAAATTCGGCTTTGGCGTTGTAGTTGGTTGTTACTCGCTTATCCAAATTGGTTACGCCTAAAGCGTCACGGTCAAACATCACACCCAATACGCCACTGATAGAAACGGTTGCACCGCTTGCCGATTTCACATCAATCTTTGAAACGTTGGCAAAAGCGTAATCTTTGCCCGTTGCTTGCCAACTTGCCACGGTTTCCGCCTGTGGTAACAAAACGTTCTCATTATGGAACGTGTCGGCATACAGGTAGGTTTTTGCTGCTGCTGCGAAATCTGACAACAGAACGGTGTGCAAAACGTCTTTCGGTGTAAAACGTTCCTTACCGCCAACGTTAAACAGGGTTGAAATTGTCTGCAATCTGTCTGCATACAAACCCATCATATATGCAGCAAAACGGATAAAGTCGGGGGTTGTTACTGCTACATTTGCAGCCAGAGATGCACCCGTCTTCTCGTTGTAAAGTTTCAACAGGTTCACACATCGAACTGTTGACGCCTTCGCATAGTCAACATTTTCGTTTGTTGACGGTACGAAACCGAAAGCGGTCTTGTCTGCGTCCAAAGTTTCCGCAATCATATTGTTAATAGTACGCATAACAAGTGCATCGGTCTTGATAGTCATTGACTTTTCAACTGCTGAATAAATCATAGACAAAAAGCCGTTTAACTGTTCTGCGCTGCTGAAAGATTCCTTTACCTGTCTTTCTGTGATAGATACAGGAACTTCAAAAGTTACCTTAGAGTTGAAGAACTTAGCAGAAACTGTTGGCTTGTGGAAAACGTCCTGTTTGTATTCTATGCCGTCCTTAAGGTTCCAAGTGTCGTTTTCCTCAGCTTGTGGAACGTCCGCGGAAATCTTTTCCAAAACAGAACCAAATTCCCAGGCATCCATCAAAACGCTAGGAACTTTACCACTGTAAGGACGGTTTACGAAAACCACCTTACCGATATGGTTTACAAGTGATTTAACGTAATTGTCAACGACATTTTGATTAAAAATCTCATTGCCCAAATCAACAATACCTGTCAAATCTTCTTTGACAATACCGTTTTTGCCCAATACTTCACCTGATACGGTGTTAACTAACTTATAAATCTGATTTACTTCCATTTTTATAAAAATTAAGTATTAATAAATATCTATTGTTAACTCTTTTGCAAGTTCTGTGATTACTTGCGTTTTGAAATTAGTTTTGCGCAAACTCATTTCTTTTTGAATAATTTCACTAGTAGGAACGCTAGACGGAACACCGTTTTTAACAACTGTTTTCGTGCCCGTTTCTTGTCGGTTTCCTGTGGAATCTCTTTGCTGCTTTGTGTCATTGCCAAAATCTCCATCATTAAAAGTTACACTTGAATCGATAGTGTTGTTATTGCCTGTTTCGTCAACGGTGTTATTTGTTGTTTCCGTTGTCTTTGACGTTAGAGGGTTCAACACATCATATTCGTTATTAAACACTTGAATCTGTTTTTGCCATTCATCAAACTTCACCGTGATAATGCTTTTAACAATATCGGTTGCAGTTTCGTTTGTGACTGCATCAACTAGTGTTCTGTTTCCATATTTGAAACGTAAATCAATATCAATTACTTTAGGGTCATCGTCCCCGAAAATTGATTTGTACAAAACAGGAAACAGGGGTGCAAAGATTTTTTCAAACAAACCATTTTCACCCGTGAAAAGTTCATTAATTTTCATCTTCTTTCTCTTCTTTTTCTTCTGTTTCTTCTGTTTCTTCATTTTCTTCTGTTTCTGTTTCCGTTTCTTCTGTTTCTTCTGTTTCTTCTGTTTCTGTTTCTGTTTCTTCTGTTTCTTGTGTTTCTTCTGTTTCGTTTTCATTTACAGGGTCAACGTCTTCTGTGTCGGTGTGGTCGTGCCCGTCTTCTGTTGCTTTGAGTAACGATAAATAGTTTTCGTGCTCAATCTTCCAACTAGACCCCAACGTTACCGTAATATCCGTGCCAAACATTTCGTTAACACGTTTTACACCCTCAACACGTTCTGTTAACATTGAATCAACGAACGGCATTAAAGCGTCTATATTCATCGAAACTTCTTGCGTGTTCAATCGTTCACGTTTCATATTATAGTTTGCATTCAAACCTAAATCGTTGAACATTAAAGCCTTATAGTACTGCAAAAGTTCAATTAATTGCCCGATTTGTTGGTTTCCCTGTGCCTGTGGGGTTTGTAAGTTAACACCTTTGAAAAAAGCATTTTCACCGATTACCGAGAAATCACCGTTTAAAATCTTCTGTAAGAAAGATTCTGCGCTTTGTTTGGTCTTATCGTCACTAGCAGAAATTAACATAGTGATACGTGTTAAAATGCTAGCCAAATTAAGCGTTATTGTCGCATCGGTGTAAAGTACGCCATATTTGCCGATTATTGGCAAAAGTGAATCTGCAAACGGTGTATTGTTGATAACGACAATATCGGAATCAATTTTAAACGTTTTGTTCAAATTTAACCACGGGTTTGCAACCACGTAATCTTTGCCGTGATAATACGCATCACATTCACCGCCCCGGGTACCCTGTAAAGCATACAGTTCCCCGTTTACTTTTGCGATACCAACGTTACCCGATGTTTGCAGAATCTTTTCAAGTTCTACAGATGGCATTGTTTCGGGTGTACCCGTGTACTCAAACATCTTTGAAGTCATACAAAGAACACGTTGCATAAATGTGAATAATGCAGAATCTTTGTTTTTAACTTCTGTTTGATACCTGTTATATAAGTTTTCTTTCTCCATTATTTAACAAGCGTTTTAATTAAGGTACAAAGTTCTGTCAACACCTTAGTGTTACTTTGTACGGTTTCATTTAACTTGTCGGTTTCGTTTTGGTGGCGTTCGTTCTGTTTCTCCATATAGAAGAAAAGGGCGACACAAACCACAACAGGAAAACCAACGTTACTAATTAATGATACTATTGCATTTACATCCATATAGCAAATTTTAACTTTGTTATTTGATGCTGCAAAGATATGAAAATTGTTTGGTATCACCAAATAAAAAGGGGAAAAAATGTTTCACGTGAAACATTTTTAACCCCCGTTAACAGATATTAAGTAATAATGTTGCTTCTTGCACTTGCCATCAAGTAATTGCGCACAATTTCACCAATTTCGTTATTTTGATAAAATACCTTATCGGTTGCAAAATATCTAGTTATCTGTGATTCTAGATATGTTGCAGTACTCAACAACTTTCGTTTATAGTTTGGTTTGCCGTTCATTTGCAAAGAATATATCAAACTGTTGTCTGTGTCCTTTATCGGGGTTGTTTTGTTATGAATATAAATAAAGTTATTCACCCCGTTTTCTTTGTCCTCAATCTGTATTACGTTGCCCTGTAAGGTCATTTCGTTAAACTGAATATAGAAGACAAATAACACGTCATTCGGTTTGTATTTTACAGGTAGGTGGGGATATGCTGCGAGTTCCCATTTACCGCCCGTAATCATTTGCAGATTTTCGTTATCGAAACAGAAATATTTGTTGCTAGCTTTGTGCTTAACAATCGTACTACAATATTCTACTGCAACCGTTGCCCCGTGTTCACCGAATTTATAAATATCTATTGTGCCCTGTTCCATTGAGCGAACTTGTTTCAAACCCATTTCTGAGAAATACGGGCAAAACTGATTCACCGTGTTACCTAACATAAAAACTTTAACATCGTTTCTCTGTCTGATAATTGTACTCAACAGGTTCATATATAACATAAATTCATCGGGCAAATAATAACGTCTTGTTAGGAACTCATCGAAAACTATTGTAGTTATGTTTGGATAACTGCTAGATTTTTCGTGCTCCTGTTCTGAAAGACAAAACCCGAAACAGAACGGTGTGTTATCGGGTACACGCTTTTTGGTTTCGGGGTCATAAGACGAAAGAAACCATTTACCCGAAATATAAAAGACTTCGTTAAACTTACCGCCTGTTAGTTCCTGTATCACGCCATTTGCAACGTGATTACTAAACAAACTTTCGGCACGTTTCCCCCTCAAATCTTCACGCCATCTACGAATATAAGCCATTTGTTTACCTGTGCGCAAATATTCTTTGATTCCATACAGTAACGTTGCATAGGTCTTACCGTTGGAACGTTCACCGAAAATTACGTTGTAATCGGCATTCTTTGATAAAATGCGATTCAACGTGTAAAATTTCGGTGTTTCTACCTTTTCTTTCTTCTGTTTCATATTATTCTTTCTTTAATCTGATTCCCATTAAATAATTTATATAAAGAACTGAAAGACTTAAAGTGTACCCCGTTGGTTCTAAGTGTACCCCTGTTGTCGTGTCATAACTTGAAACGTTGCCCCTATAGTCTTTTATCGTTCCCGTTTGTTCGTAATCAATATATGTATGAATATTCTTACCTGTTGCCGATGGTGGAATATCTAGATAATTTGTAAATGCGTCAAAGATTCCGCTTTCTCCAAACGTTTCTAACATATAAGGGATAGCAGATTTTTTGTTAACGCCCGAAACGGTCATTGAATAATTGTAATCTTTGCCGTTTACTGTTAGGGCGTTTTCTTCTTCCACCATATAACGTTTTGCGCCTAAAGTTTTAAAACGGACGTAATGTCCATCATAGTCCCAAACCCCCAAAGGTTTTGCGATTCCCTTTATCGTTACGGGTTCAACCTTTTCAAAGGGTATTTTGTGAAACTTACAGGCTGCACGCAATTTTTGTTGTGCTAAATCGTTGTACGCTTTGAAATAGTCTTTGTGGGCATCACCATTCATAATTTTAACGGAATCTGTATCGCTATATATGTAATCGTCACCACATTCAGAAATACCCGTAAACAGGTTTCTTCGTGCATAGGCGGTTACATAAATACCCCACGGGTAAAACAAAAAGCGGTTTTTACTATCGTTGTATTTATTCAACATTTCTAACTGCTTTTCGTCTGTAAGGTGTTCAACGTCCCACGTTTCACCATCACACAAAATTTCATCACGCAACGGGTTTGTAACACACATACCGTAACAACTATTAAGCATTTCTTTGCTATTCAAATACTCTACTTCTTTACCCTTTACACCCTTTAGTTTTGTTTTCATTTCATACAGGTGCAAAATAGATTCTACAAACTCAGTTGGCAAATATTCTTTTCTGTAACAAATCATTCGCCCGATTCTTATTTGTTCCCACATGTAAAACTGTGAAAACACTTTGTAATCTATTTCGGTAATCGTCATACATATTTTCTTTGCGCAAACCAATCGCCCGTTATTCTCGGAAACGTTTTCTTTCACGAAACATTTACTAACCGATATAGGATTTTCGTTTTCTGATTTCGCAAATATGTTTGTTATCTCCACATCAAAGACACAACAAAATTTGCTAATCATAAACTCAAATTGTTTCATTGACTTTATCGGCACAATAACGCCCGTACTCATTGGAAACTTTTCCGATACCATCACATACGGGTAACTACTAGTAAAATCGTAACTATCTACGTTTTCAATTACTTCATCGGTGTATTTTGCATTAGCGTGCGTAAATCCACCCGAAAACGCCCGTTGTAACATCGCAAATTCTTCCATACCTGTTATATTTAAGTTATGAATCTTATCAAAATATTTAAAGTTTGGAATCGTTTTGCCTGTTTCGTCAGTTGTTTTAAAGCATACAGAACGGCAATATTTACGTACAAAACCCGTCTTTGTAATTGGCAAACGGGTTATTCCTTTGTAACGTTCTATTAGTTCCTGTATGTAACACATCACCACTTTTATATCATTCAGACAGTAACCAATTTCTTTTTGTGTCAACGGGGTTTTACTGTGACGTAACAAACTGTAATCTAAATCACCCACCAACTTTTCACATTTGTATGTGTGTAATTGTTCGCCTAATTTTGCCAACGAATAACCCGATAATAAGTAACTGCACCGGAACTCTAAACCCGTTTTTGTTATTCCGTAAATTGGTTTACGTAAATCTATAGAGAAAACTTTTTCCCATTCCAACAACTCACGGAAAAATTGGAACTCATAAGCCAAATTGTGAACGTATATAATAATTCGTTTCTTTGGGCAAAGTTCCAATATATCCACTATTTCGGATAACATTTGCAAAAATTCGTCCCACGTGCGCCCAATTATGCAAAAACCGTTTATTCCAAATTGCCAAACATACATTAAGGAACACTTTTCCATTTTGGTTTCTTTTCCACCTAATTTCATATAGCGTTCGTAACTGTATGTTTCCCCGTCTTTATCACGGTAAAATGATGTAGTTTCAATATCGAAAGATACAGGAACGTTTAAGAACTTTTCGCCCTTATTGTTTCCTGTAAAATTCTTATCGTTCACCGCCAAAGATAAAACCTTTGCAATATCTTTTGGAATATAAACTTCTGTGTGTAGTTCAAAGGGTATTTTCTTCATTATAAACCAAATTTTTCAAATTCTGATAAAATCTTTTTTAACGGTGCGTCATCGTTAAAATGGTCAACACCGTTTACGTAAGCCTCAGCAGTTCCACTTTTTGCAATTTGTTCCATTGCGTCATCTAAAGCATTTTCAATTTTAACTGCATCATCTTCGATTTGGTCGCTAACGTCCCGTGATTCCTGTTCGAGTTCACCCGTGAAATCTTTGTACTGCATTAAATATTGTTCCAAAAATCTTTCATCGGAAACACTTGCAATTTTACCCATCAATTTATCTTGCATCAACTTAAATTCTTTATCGTTTAAGCTGTAAGACTTCTTTAAATGGTTTGAGTACTCACGTGTACCGCTTGCCGTTGATGTAGGTTGTTGCAAGAAAGAAACCGCTTTGGAATATTCGATTTTTAAATCGTTCCAATCTTGTTTCATTGAAAACTTTGTGAAACCTTTAATATCACCTTTGTTTAACGCAACAACCGCGGGAGAAACAAAACCCGTTTTTTCAACATTTTGTATGCGTCGGTTCGCCTGTTGAAACACACGGGCGATTTCTTCGCGCAAATAGCCACGGGATTCTATTGCGTCCAATATTTGTTTATCAACGTGAATTTTGCTCGTTGCTGCAAACGTTCTTTTTGAAAACCCTATCGGATTTAACTTTGCCATAATATCAACACTTTTAAATGAAACAAAAAACGGGGGCAACAATAAACTAAGTTACTGTTTACCCCCGTGCCGTTATCAACCCTTTACCTACGAAAACTACTTATCTACAAAGGTAATACCGTAACACTTTTTGGCGTGCGATTCATATTCATAAATCGTGTAACCAACTTTGTTTGCTTTGATAGCGTCCACCGCATCACTATTAGCGAGAATCTCTCGCACTGTGTCACCTGTGAATTGTGGCAAATTGACAAGACGTTTGTTTTCTGCGTCAATAATTACAGGCGAGTCACCCAATTGCGATTTGCGAACGTACATACCATTAATAGGGTGTACCACATCACCGCCACCGTCTTTCTCATCGTTGTAAATATCGGTCAACTTTACAAACGGAAAATCGGTCGTATCAATACCGAAACTAGTCTTATTGAAAGTACTAGCAAAACTAAAACCTTTTGGCATAACTTTACACTTTTAAAACGTTAAACTTCTGTTGTCTTTGAACGGGGTTACTTTACTTCGTTCACCCCGTTAGCTGCTGCAAACTCATTCAACCACTTCTTAAAGCGGTTCAACTTGATAACCGCCTTATCGTCTTCAGCAACTTCGTTAGAAGTCATTAAAGCGTTAACGCTAGTGATACAGTTAAAAACAGTCTCATTAAAATTCTCATTCATAATTACCTAATTTAATTTGTTAAACTTATATTGTTTCTTAAACACGGTGCAAAGATACAACGTTTTTGCGAAACCACCAAATTATTTTCGTTAAAAAGTCTTAAAGAAATAAATTAACTGTTGTTAACACTTGTAATCGTCATCACCCCTTTGTTCCACGTGAAACAATCACTTTGCCAACGTTCCACGTGAAACATTATTTTTATGAAAGTTTAACAAAAGTTGCGGTGTGTTAAATGTGTTAAAGAATGGTAAATGTGGCACAGGCAAAAAGCGTGCCAAAGTGTGTTAACAACGGTTAAATGTGTGTTGGGAAATGTTAAATCTGCGTGCCTTGTGTAC